CCTTCATTAATTCTAAGTAGTTATTTGCGACAAGTGGATCAAAAAGTACAATATCATCTCCTAACAACTCATATTCAGAGTATCAGATTCGCTCACCGTGGTCATCCCGTTTTACAACAGGGTATGATCTTTGGAAAGCTAACTGCACTATTAAATGGTGTGTAAGAGCTAACATTGCCCAAGAAGATAGGGCTCCCATGGGTTGTCCGACTTCATATCTATAAGGCTTATGATTGATACCTCTATATTTAAAGGTACCTTCATCAAGATCCTCGAGATAATAATCTCGTCCAACTAATATATCTTTCCAAGCAAGTGCTCGATCTTCTCCGATTAACTCAGATAATATTGAGACTTGAAGAGAGACGGGTAACCTATCAGTTGCTGCGGATAAGTCATATCCAAAGGAACCATTTCATCGCTTAGCCTTATCAGTAGCTCTTTTAACAGATGCTGTCTGATCAAACGTACCATCATTTGGAAGTCCTTTAAGGAAATCGAATAAAAAATCATGCAACGGTTTCAATAAGGATTGTGTCCAAATATCAACCATTGCAAAGACTCTTACCTTACCAGCAGGTTCGTCTTTTAATGCTAGTCTACCTAACGGATCGATCCTATTTATATTTATAAGAATAGAATCAGCATACATTTGAAAATATGCTCGTATCCTTCAGTATCCTTTACATCTATCAGGCATAAAAGCCAATACACTCTTATAAATAGAGGGATAGTGTAATTTCATTAACTTCGGAACTTTCAAGAAAGATTTTCAAGAAACAACGTTCTCGGAGGATGCCTTCTCAATTGGAAGCAACCAAACTTCACGATCTAAGATACGGAAATCAAAACGAGATTTGAACTGAGATGTTAAAAACCTCAATTCAAGAGCTCCACTTTGACAACGTTCTTGATCACCTGAAAATTTGGAAGTTATAGTACTGAGCTTAGCAGTACCAGGGATTTTGATTACTCGATATATGGAAAACAATGTTAACCATCATCGAATAACAAACGGGTTCCCCCTCAAAATCGCTTTTCTGTCCTCGATAGGTATAAACCTAGGAAGTCCAGAATACAAACGCGGTAGAGGTAACTCGGAATCCAGCTCTCGATAACTTTGAGCTGGCGTCCCTGCAATTTTTCTTTGAAGGGCAAGAGCAGATAATTTCAAAAACTTAACAGTAGTTGTACTTCCGTGATGTTTAGTCATCGCAAGTAAATACTTGTTAAATAATGAAAGCTGTTTAAGCCTGGAGGATATCTTGATTATATCAGGAAAGGTGGCGAATACAATTCTCCATCCTAAACCCTTCAATAATCCTGATAACTCAAAAGAATTATCAAGCGATACCATAGGTTCTTGGATATTACCCCCCTTAAAACTTTTTAATATTGAGATAAACTTTGTATATTTCATGTTAATTAGAATTAAGGTGTTCATCTGATTTCGCAGACTACGCGCATCCCTTCCATTTCTGGAGAGGGGGGGCCGTGAGTTTAAAGACTTCAGCTTGATCTGGTCTACCATAGAATCCTATTTCCGCTGTTCCCTAACGGGGACGGCAGGTAAAGAAGTCGCCTAAGGCTCGGAAGTAGATTAGCACTCACTGGTATGAGTACTAAGAAACTACCTCCTAAGGATATTTCAATACCATCTTCGGCATTTCATCTGTCCATCCGGAAACGGATCAGATAAGGTCAAAGCAGTAAGAAATTACTGAAACTCAAGGGTTTCAGCTTATTCCCTAGATAAGCTGGTTTCCTCGGAGCTTGCGCTCC